GTCTCTAGGAGGTTGCGTTCGCCGAGGGAGCGACGGATCTCGATGAGTGGGTGGCGACCGGGCTTTTCCTTGTCCCAGCATCGGCCCCAATCGGTGCCCATGTTGCGGGAGGGGGAGAGGGCTACCCGCCACGTGCGACCATTGATCTTGACCCGATAGATCAGTCGTCCATTGGAATCAGTTGTGCACCCCATTGGCGGCCCCTCTTTCGGTGTGATGGATCCCGGACCAGATCAATGACCACAATGGCGGGAGCCCACTGGGAGGTGTCACGACGGGACATCCACGAGGGGGTACGGGGGCCGCAGGTCCCAGCATTGCAGTACCAGTAGGGAAGGGGGATGGAGCGGGTCCGGCGACACTGCGTGGGGGGCACGGGACGGTGGGTATGGCCGCGGACGAAGAGGCGGTGAGCGTCCCCCCCGGTGAGGTTCATGAACTGCAGGCACTCCAACTCGTCGGAGGATTGGCCGCAGTCAAAGCCGTGGGTAAGGACAACGGGGCCGATCTCAAGGCATCCCTTCTTGTCCTTGCGGTAGGGAGTCCAGTGCCAGTGCTTGGCCTCAGGGGCGAACGGCTCAGTCCGCATGAAGTCGGTCACGTCCCGAAGTGCCTTGGGGATGCGGCGGGGATCCTGCGAGCGGAGGTTGTCGTCATGGTTGCCCATGCAGACGTGGAATGAGGTCTTCTTGGGCAGGACATCCCGGATGGACTTGAGGAAGGCAGAGGCGTGGCGGTACTCGTCCAGCAGCGTGTGATCGTGCTCGTCGGGATGGACGGAGGCGGCTGAGGCCTCGAAGATGTCGCCGAGGTGAACGAAGTGAGTAATTCCGTCCAGATTGGACAGGGTTTCAAGCAGCCAATGGTGGACATCCATTGGAGTGAATGGCGAGTGGGTACAGGAGATTGCGGCTATGCGGGTAGGCATCTCAGGTTCCCGGGCGGCTTAGGGTCCCGGGGGGTGGGCCGAAGCCCACCCCCCATGAGACGCCAGGGGCACCGCAGCCCCTAAGGGAGCTTCATTAGCTCATCCAAACGCGGTCAGTGCTCACGCCCTCAAGCTTCATACCAGAAGCCTGATCCGGGACCAGCTGCATACGCAGCATGCCCGGCATCTGCATGGCCTCGGTCAGCTGGCCACTGGACGTCAGAATCGGCCACTTCGTCGAAGCGGTGCCGGTGAGAGCCGGGACCACAAAGTTGAAGGGGATGAAGCTGTCGGCCTCGCTGAACTTCTGGACGCCCTTCGGATCGGGCGGCACGTAGCGCTTCCAGTTGTTGCCACCCTTCTTCAGGCCGTACACAACGCCGTCCTCGATGTAGGTCGAGGTGTAGCCGTTGTAGGTGCGACCCTCAAAGGTGAACTTGAAGCCATCCTCGCTGCCCTCACGGTTGAGGGACGAGAGACGACCAGTGCGCTCCAGAGTGTACTGACCGATCTTCTGGGCCTCGTAGGCCAGCCACACGCCATCGCTGGCGATGAGGCAGTCGATCATCTGGCCGTACTTGTGCTTCGCAGCGTGGAAGCGACGGACGTACTGGCGAAGCTTGTGCTCCGTCAGGGCGCCGACGCTGGTGACCTTGAACGACTTGAACTCTGGGTGCACCGTCACGTCGATCTCGTTGCTCGAGTCCGACTCAGCACCCAGCAGCTTGTTGTCATCACCACCACCGCCAAACTTCAGCCAGCTGTTGATGCCCGCGATGCCGGTAAACGTCGAGTTACCGGAGGCCGCATAGGCATCCACATTGCTGTTGGCATACACAACCACGTCGTCGTTTGCAACCGAACTCAGGTTGTTCTCGGTGCTGGTCACCGTGACATAGCCCTTGAGCTCGTCCACAGCGCTGACGAACAGGTTCTCACGGGTGGCACCACCCGTTGTGCTTCCGTTGCGGCGGTTCTTGGTGTTTGCACCGTCGAGGACGTCCACACGCTGGCCGACATAGAACCGGTCAATCGCGTAGTTGTCAGGACGGAAAGTCACACTCCAAGGTCCAGAGCCTGAAACGGAGCCCTTGTCCTTGATGATGCACAGCCGGTAGCCAGTGTTCTGGCTGACGTACCAGTAGTTGCACAGGGTGTGGGAGAGGTTCTGCGCGAAGCCCTTGAGCTTCGGAGCAATCACGTCGCCGATGAAGGCCGGGGTGGCCTCCGCCTGCATCTCGCCCATGGTGATCGCCAGGTTGGTCAGCATGGCTCGCATGCCGATACCCAGACGATAACTGTTGATGGCAGGACCCTGAAGCGCATCGGGCCACGTCTTGGTGGCACTCTGCAGGTACAGCTTGTTGGTGATCTGCGTCGTGGCGTCGCCGTACAGCACAAAGTCGTTATTGGCGACACTCTTTGCGTTCTCGATCACGCCGGTCAGACCGCCGCGATAGAGCTTCAGAATCTTCAGGTCACGACCGATCGCACTGGCCGGGCCCACGCCCTGCGAGGTCACGACGGTGTCGCGCCAAGCCGGATCGAGGCTGGGGAGGATCGTATCGACGTTCTTGTTGATGATCTCTTCGAGCTGCTGCTGGTGCCGATCGAAGAGACTTCCAGTCGGGGCAAATGCCATGTGTCAGTTCCTTTCGGGAAACGGGGGATTCAGACCTTGTCGCCACCCGCGTCAGTTCCAGCGGCCAGTCGGGCAAGGGCGTCCTTGTTGAACGCATCCAGTGCCGACTCGATGTCGCCAGCGCTAACCCCAGGCTTCCAACGAGGAGCCTGGATGGGCTTTGAACTCAAAATCGACTCTCCCACTGCTGTTTCCGGCGCCCTTCCCAAACGGTTGGGGTCGCCGATTACCGAGCGGTACTTCGCTAGGACTTCATTCGTCGCCCTAGCTGACTCCTCAGAAATCCACGCTTCTTCGAAAGTCCCTGCAGCTGCTCGCCGGTTCTTGAGGTTCTCCAGCGTCTGCTGGCGAATATCCCTCTCAAACGCGGCTCGAGCGGCAGAGGAGGCTTCCTTTCCGTTGATCTCCTCGAGCTTGCCCAACATCGTACGGGCATCCGGGTTCAAATCAAGACCCATCATGATCTGGGTGTTCATCCGGCTGTTGAGCTGTTCCGCTCGCATCCGGTTGAGTTGCTCCGAAGTCCTCTGGGCTTCCTGCTGTGCTCGCATGATGGCTTCCGCCACCTGCTCTGCACTGTTGTCCTCATCACCCCCATCTTCATCGTTGGTCGTGTCGTCGCTTGCCATTTCAGCTCCTTGGTTTTGTGCGTCCATCCATTCACTGACGTACTGGTCCACCTCATCCCCCCGATACCCCATGTCCACCAGAAGCTGGCGGGCTGCCTGCTCCTTGATCGTGGGGTCCACATCCGGTCGCATGACCTTGGTTGTGGCGTCTCGGAAAGAGACCAGCTTGCTGTAATCCTGCTTCAGGTACTCCAAGTCCTCGCGGGCCTTGACCAACTCCGACAGCGGGATGTCTTGTCCCCCCACGCGTACTGGGGTGTCAAGATTGATTGCTGGGGGGGTGGAGTTGTCGGTTTGCGGTGATTCTTGGGATGATCCCTGCGAGTCTTGCGGTGATTCGAGCGTCGTCTCGTCGTTCATTACATCATTCCTTGCATGGGCATCGGGGGCATGCCACCACCCATCATGGGAGGTTGGGCACCCATCTGGGGCTGCATGCCCATAGCGGCAGCCTCATCTGGGGTTGGGATCTGCTGCGGTAGGGTCTGACCCATGAACTGCAGCATTGCGTCCCTGAACTTGCGGAACTCTTCCTTCACCTCGGTGCTGGCCACGGCGAGGATGGGACTGGTCATGAAGGCACTCAGCACACGCATCTGCACATCGGGCCGGGTCATGTGCTGGGTCAGGACGACCTGCCCCGGGTCTTGGCCGTTGCCGTAGAGAAGGAGGATGTTCTGGACAATGCTTTCGTACGCCCCCTTCTCCTCTTCCATCCACATGGCAAAGTCGATGCCCTCCTTCAGGGCAAAGATCTTCAAGCCGATGGGGTCTGTCAGGCCAGACTTCAGGAGGGCCATGGCCTCTTCCTTACGGGCCACTTCGCTGCGGGGGTTGATCTGCTTCACGCTGAAGGTGAGGTAGCCAACCTGCGGGATGGGGTTCTGGTCAAAGGAGACGGTGGAGTTTTCCACGTCGAGGATGGCACCGGCGAGGTCGAGCGTGACGTAGTTGACGGGGACGGTGCGGGGGAACTGCACGATGTTGGCAACCGCTTGGGCCGTGATCGAGCGGTACATGTTGCCAAATGCCCGCTGGATGCCCACCGAGGGGTTGGTCATCGCACGGGT